CGAAGCCGATGCAATCAAAGCATGCAAAGAACATTACAAAAAAGCATGCACAGCACTGCAAAGGCTGGGCAAAGAAACACCAAAGTTATTTTTCATTTAACGACACCTCAGGGGCACACCACTGCCACCGCCTGGTGGTGACCGCTTCCAACCGCATTGCCGCTGTGGCCATGGCCGATGCCTTGTTTGGCCCCGGCTGGGTAGTGAGCGCGGTGCGCCTGTGGCGGGGAGCCCAGCCATGAGCGTGCACCGCCCCTTGACTGTTCGGCTGCTGCCCTGGTGGCTGCGCTGCCTGGGCTGGGCGCTGAGCAGCGAATTCCCCAGCCTGCGCATGTTTTACCTGATGCAACGCCAAGGCGGGCTGTGCCGCCGTGCCAGTGCCGTGTGGGCCTGGCACATGTTTATTTACTACGCAAAAAAGCGTTGAACTTTCGGAGCAATTGAGATGCTGAACACCCTTTACATGACCCTGACCGCATCGCCAACCGGCGCGGTCGATATCGCATGCAGCGAGCCGCGCCTGGTGCTGCCCCTGCGCGGTGCGGTGCCGGATAAGCCGGGCAGTGGCTTTGCCAAGGCATCGGTACACACCATGGCCTGGGACATGCTGGCCTTTGCCGCCCTGAAGGGCTGCCGTGTGGGCGGCAACGTGGCCGCCAACCGTGTGAACCCTGTTCTGCTGATTGGCCTGGCCCAAGCGCTGCTGGACCCCGAACAACTGGGCCACGCCGTGACGGCTGAGGTGCGCGACATGGCGCGTTTGGCGCTGGGGTTGCCTGCTGTGGAGAGCCACTTGAAGCCGGTGGCTGTGACGGATTGGAGTAACGACATGGATGAAAGCGAAAGCGTGGATCTGCCAGAGGCTCACGCAGCAAGCGTAGATCGCATCACACAAGCCGAAAAAAACAGGTATGGGGCAAAGAGTGCGGCAGACCACAAGGCGGCGGAGCAGGAGTTTCTCTCTGCTGTAGCCTCTCATAAGGAGATATTCGGAACTCCGTTCAAGCGCAATGGCGTTTGGCAATAAATGGCCAGCCCTTCAAACGAGGGGCATCACACAAGCGCCCGTACAGCGTGGCCGAGCACAGTTTGCTGGTGGCCGACATTGCCGCAGCCGATGGTGCCAGCGTGAGCCAGCAACAGGCCGCCCGCCAGGGCCGTCCGAACGAGCGCCGGGTTAGCCGGCTGAAAGGGAATGACATGACAAAGATGATTGACACCGAAGGCGACGCGCTGCCAAACAACGGGCCAGACGACAAGTACGATAACTGCTGGGACATCAACCTGTGGGGCGACGGCGAACTGTCTCTCTCAATCCCGATGTTCTTTGATGCTGGAGATTACAACGGGGCTGGAGTTGTGACAGTCGGACTCCGCGAGCTGCTCCAAGAGTACCTGGACGATTGCGACAGACTAGATGGAGGTGAAGGGCTGCAGCCGCTGGCGGCGATGTTTCGCGAGTTCGCGGACAAGTATGAGGTGGCAGCCATTGATGCATGGAAAGAGAAAACACCCGCACAAATTGACGCAGCATTGAACAGGGTCACAGCCAACGACACGACCAAAGCACTAGCCAGGCTGTGCGAGCTGTGGGAGATATTAGACCGCATGTTTGGAGGTGTGAAATGAGCGGCCTGACTACCCGAGCGTGCCTCGCGGCGACGTACATGATTGCTGCCGCCGTGCTGTATCTTGACCTGTTTGTCTGGAGGGCTGTATGACTCGCATCAACCTCGTAGACCCGAGCACGTTGCACAGCAAGCACCTGCTGGCCGAGTACCGTGAACTGCCGCGCGTGTTCGGGCTGGTTCAACAGGCGCTGCTCAACCACAACGGGTTGCCCCGGAACCGGCCCGCCAACTTCACGCTGGGAACCGTAGGAATTCATCAAAAAGCAACCGGTCACACCGGTAAGGAGAAACTCAATGTTCAAAGCTGATACTATTTTCCCTGAGACTTCCATGTTATTTGACTGGGAGTCGATGATGGACGCTTACACGCCGTGGGAGTTGCACGACGGTGTCTGGTTCAAGATGGAATCCAAGTACGCTCCTCTGGGGTACGGCGGTCCTAACGGAGCTAAGCTCAGGCAGTTACAGCACTTGTTTAAACGCTATCGTCACGGGGCGACACACGTTGTCACCGGCGCGTCTGTACTCAGCCCACAGCACTCTATGACCGCTATCTTGGCGTCTTACTACGGGTTGCCCAGCCGTCACGTTGTCGGTGCTACGACGCCTGTTTCAATGCTAAAGCATCCGAACGTGCTGGTCGCCAAGGGGTTTGGCGCGCACTTCGAGATCATCAACGTCGCCTATAACCCGGCGCTACAGTCTGAGGTCAAGCGTCTGACAAAGGAAAGTTCGTTCGTGGTTCCTTACGGTATTACCCGTGATCACAAAACACACGATGCTCAGGAGATTTACGACTTCCACATGGTTGGCGCGAAGCAGGTGGAAAACATGCCTGACGAGGTCAAGACTCTGATAGTTCCGAGCGGTTCTTGTAACTCCCTGACGAGCGTTATTCTCGGGCTGAGCATGGATTCAAAGAACCTGAACACGCTCTACGCTGTGGGTATCGGGCCAGACCGCCGAGCCTGGGTTCGTGAGCGTTTGCGGGTGATGGGCATAGACCCTGAGAAGCTGCCTTTCAGGTGGGTTGAGAAGAGCCTGCACGCCGAAGGTGTCAAGTACACTGACACGGTGAAAGAGTCATTTGCTGGCATACCGATGCACAAGAATTACGAGGGGAAAGTTATCCGCCATCTCAAGCAGACCGGCGCTCTTCGCCCAGACCAGGGCACCGCTTTCTGGGTAGTCGGTTCTGAACCTGACGTCAACATCATCCGCCCATTTTTCACTCACCGGGAGGCTGTATGAAGCAGGTACACGACAAGGTCACGGGTGACCTGTTCCTCATGTCAAAAGACTACCGCCTGCCGGAGAACCGGCGTGAGTACTTTGATGCGCTGTACGCTATGAACCTGCGTCATGGAATCATGCCTGGCCTGGTCTACCTTTACATGCCTAAGCTGGCGGAGCACTTCGGCTGGGATGATGAGCAGAAGCTGTGGTTCGCTACCATCAACGGGTGTACGCAGAACCCCATCACATCGCTCATAATGTTCAACAAGTTCCCCGAGCCGCCGGCCACCCCTGACAAGTGGCGCGGGATGGATGACTGGTTCAACGCGCATTGGCCAGAGTTGCAGTTCGACACCGACCGTCTGAAGAACAAGCGCAACACCGTCAAGGCGTTGTTCACGTACTGGAAAGCGGTGAAGGAGATCGCTGGCGGGTCGCAGGCTCGCTACTGGTCGGTGTCCATGTTCCCTGCGGCGTGGGAGCGCGCGGGCGGCATATTCAGCTTCGGCCGGTTGTCACAGTTCAGCTACCTGGAATACGTACGCATAATGGGCTTCGGAGTTGAATGTGATGAGATGCTGTTTGACGACTTTGACGGATCCCGCTCGCACCGCAACGGGGCGTTGTTCTTGCTGGGCAAGGACGACATCGTGTTTGACAAGCGCGCCAGCAACGGCTTTGATGGCAAGTACCCTGACTTCAAGAAGATGTGTGAGTGGCTTGAGGGCTGGTGCACCGGGTACCTGCAGGAGTTCGGATCCATGTACGACCTACCTGACATCGGGCGCTTCACACTGGAAAGCCAGTTCTGCCAATTCAAAAATGGCTTCTTCAAGCGGCGTTACCCCGGCGTGTACGCCGACATGGCTTGGGAACGCATTCAGAAGTACGACGAGCTGGGTTTCAGCCGTGAGACTGAGGTGTTCAAGGCTATCCGCGCTGCGCACCTTCCTGACTGGCTCAGAGTGGAGACAGAGACCAAGCCGGTACCACGCGCTCAGCGCGCCGCTCAGTTCGCCGAGACCGGGTTCCCTAACCGTGGAGAGCACTTCCTGTGAAACATCAAATCATCAACGTCCGGGGCTGCAACGGCTCGGGTAAAACGCATACTGTTCGCAGGTTTTTGGATCGCTTACCTTACGAAAAGCTAGGTCCCAACTCGAGCAGGCCCTGGGGCTATAAAGTGGATGCCTCTTCTTGGGGAATCACGGGACCCGTGATGATCATCGGTTCGTATGAGAACTCTTGCGGTGGGGGTGACGGTATAAATAGTCAAGAGGAAATTGCAGACCGGGTTGTAAAGGCTCACGGCTACGGTCACGTGTTGATAGAATCTCTACTGGTCAGCAAAAGCTCCGCTGGCGGTCACGTCGCTCCTATCCTCAAGGACCATGGGGCCATATTCGGGTTCCTTGACACCCCGTGGGATACGTGTCTTGAGCGGGTTCTAGCGCGCCGAGCCGCTGCCGGTAACGACAAACCGTTTGACCCGGACAAGACCATGAAGTCAGCCTACGAGCAGTGTCACCGCAGCGCCGTGCTTCTGACCCAGGCTGGTGGATACGATGTGCGCTGGATTGACCACACCGACGCAGTCGGCACAGTAGTGCGCTGGCTGAAGGAGGCTGAAAGTGCGTAACTCAAATCCACACTCCGCCCCGGTCGACGCTGCGGGTATTCAGAGCTATTCAGGGTACCTGTACTTCGTTTACGAGCGTGAGATCATGCGTGTCGCGCGTGACAACGGCTACACAGGCCCGCTGACTGCGGACCCGGTTCTCAGCCGTTACCGGTTCACTAACATCCGCCGCCGTGATGACCGCATGAGCAGGTGGTTTATCACCAATCTGATTGACCCAGCGGTGGAAGACGGTGATCAGAACCTCTGGTTCACCCTGCTGGTAGCTCGGCTAATCAACTGGCCTCCGACTATTCAAGCACTGATAGACGCCGGGGTGATACCTTGCTCACCCGCCAGCTTCAATGCTGATCGCTTTGTTGAGGTGCTCGAGGGTCAGAAGGCTAAGGGTCTCAAGGTATACGGCGGCGCTTACATGGTTTACCCCACCATGAAAGACCCCGGCGGTGTGAAGTCGCAGAGCATTGCCCGGTGGATCATCGGAGACGTGGTAAAGCGCGCCCCGCAGATTGAGAGAGTGGTGTTTGACTTTGATCATCTGAGCGTGTGTCGGATTGTCACTGAGTTGAGTAAGTGCTTCGGCGTGAGCACTTTCATCGCTGGGCAGGTGGCTGCGGACTTGAGCTACACTCCCATGGGCGGCGACTTTACTGACCTCTATACATGGGCACCGCTCGGGCCGGGGAGCCAGCAAGGGTTGAATCAGCTGTACGGTAAGCCTAAGTTCCACACCTGGGCACAACGTGACTTCAATGATGCTCTGATGCGCGCCCTGGGCGCAATCGAGCGTGAGCTTGACATCACCGGCATGACCTTGCATGACGTGCAAAACACGTTCTGCGAGTACGGTAAATACGCCCGCACCGTGCTCGGTGAGGGTAAACCTAAGACCAATTACAAACCTGAGACGGAGTATTGAACATGTCTGAGATAAAAGCGCGTAACGTGAATGAGATGCTCACCGAGGCGCTGTGGGCGCTCCGCGTGAGTAACAGTCCAGTGGAGCAGACTCGCAATGGCCCCGTGCGGGCGTTTGACGAGCCTGTCATCTTGACCTATCGCAGACCTGAAGAGCGCGTCATGTTCTCACCGCTGCGAGACTGCAACCCGGTATTCCACCTGATGGAGTCGATCTGGATGATCGCGGGGCGTAACGACGTTGCGTTCCCCACGTTGTTCAACAGTTCGTTCGGACAGTTCAGCGACGACGGTGAGACATTCAACGCAGCCTACGGCCACCGCTGGCGTCATCACTTCGGGCGAGACCAGCTAGTCGAGGTGATTGAACTGCTGCGCCGTGACCCTCAGACCCGTCAGGCCGTGATTCAGATGTGGGATACGGCGGACTTGACCAAGCCCACTAAAGACAAGGCTTGCAACATGTCAATCGTGTTTGACCGCCGTAAGGGTCAGCTCAACATGACCGTTTTTAACCGTAGCAATGATTTAGTTTGGGGTGCTTGCGGTGCTAACGCCGTACATATGAGCTTCCTGCAGGAGTTTGTAGCTAGCGCTCTGGGCGCTCCCACGGGAGTGTATAGGCAAGCGTCTAACAACATGCACCTGTATCTTGAGACGTACGACGGCGCAAAGTTCCTGAATGACCCTTCAGAACCCAGCGCGTACAATCACTATGCGTCTGGTGAGGTTGAGCCGTTGCCCATCATGCTCAACTCAGACTACAGGTCATTCATTGCTGACTGTGAGCGGTTCTGCGACGATCCTTTCAACGGTGAGAACCGATATGTTCACCCGTTCTTCCTAGGCGTGGCGCACCCCATGGCTATGATCAGCCGCACCCGGCGCGGTAAGGCTGGCACCGGCGAGGGCTGGGCTGCAAAGGTCAAAGCCTCTGACTGGCGACGCGCGGCTTTCGAGTGGATTCAACGCCGTGAGAAAGCCCGATTGTAAAAAGCAATCACGACTGCCCGAGTGGTTCAAAAATACAATCACACGGGCCGTAAAAGTGGCCTAAAATTCAGTCCCATACCTTGATAACTTCCTAACTGGAGAACTACGTTGAAACAACAGCTCGAATTCATGCTATACGGCTCCGAGGTCAAGCGGTACCACACCGTGACCACGCTGCGCGAGGAGACCGTCGCCCATCACTCGCACAACGTCGCGATGTTGGTCTTGGCGCTGGACCCCGGCGCTACGGCACCAATGCTCAAAGCCGCTCTGCTGCACGACCTTGCTGAGCAGGTGACCGGTGATATTCCTTCCCCGGCCAAGCGCGAGTACGGTATCGGAGATCAGGTTGACGAGCTTGAGGACCGCCTGTTGAGCGAGTCAGGTTGGAACTACCCCGGCTTGACTTCTAACGAAAAGCGCACTCTCAAACTGGCCGACATCGCCAGCGGCGCGCTGTTTTGCGCACGTGAGATGGAGCTGGGTAACGTCCGCGCTCGCATCGTCTTTGACCGCTACATGTCTTACGCCCGCAGCTTGCTGCTGGTAGGTCGTCATGCTGAACTGTTCAACATCATTGAGGAGATGGCAAATGTCTAACGCGAACGCTATTCAAGTCGGCGGCTCACACTACAAGACCTCCACCGGTGTGCAACACTGGGACATCGTTGAGAATTACAAGGTCGGCTACCTTGAGGGTTGTGCCAGCAAGTACGTCCTGCGCTGGCGCAAGAAGAACGGTCTCGAGGACCTGCACAAGGCTGCGCACTTCCTGCGCAAGTTGTACGAATGCCGCTCAAACATGTCTTTTGGCGAGTACTTGAGCCGCATGCCTAACGTGCCGAATCACGTTGTGACCCGCTTGTGCTGCGACGCCGGGTTGTGTGGCACTGATGAGCAGATCATTCGCCACATCTTGACCTGGCAGTCCACCGCGACAGTTGACCTCGCCCGCCGGTTGGTGGAAGAGCTGATCGCCGAAGTCGAGTCGGTTGAAGACATGCGCGGCTACGTGAATCAGGGCTGAAAATGTCAACCTGGATTTATGACACTGAAACCTTGCCCAACAGGACGCTGTTTTGCGCCCTGGACGACGAGGCCGGTGAATGGTTTGATCTCTGGCTGCATGAGCCCGGAGCGCCTGAGCGCCTGAAGAAGTTCCTGCGGCAACCCGGCGCGACATTTGTCGGGTTCAACAGCCTGAGCTTTGACCGGGTTGTTGTGGCTGCGATGTGCGCTGGCCGCTCCTCATCAGACGTCAAGCGCATAGCTAACGACCTGATTGAGAATGAACTCGCACCGTGGCAGGCTATGCGCAAGTACACCCTGCCGGACATGGGGTTTGATCATATCGACTTGATAGAGGTCTCCCCCTCGTTCGTTGGTCTGAAGGCATACGGCGCTCGCATGCACATGCCGCTGCTGCAGGATATGCCGATAGCTCACGATCAGGAGATCACCGCTGAGCAAGAAGCCACCGTGTTGTCGTACTGTCACAACGACGTGCTGACGACGCAGGAGTTGATGCGCAGGCTTGAGCCTGAGCTTTTGCTGAGAGTGGAAATGTCTCGCAAGTACGGCACAGACATGCGTAGCAAGTCTGACGCGCAGATGGCTGAGCAGGCGTACATTACGAGCATGGGTCTTCAGCGGCGTAATAACAAGATTCCCGCCACCGTCACCTACGACCCACCTGAGTTCATTAGTTTCACGGATCACGGTCTGAGGACGCTGCTTGAGCGGGTGCGTAACCATACGTTTGAGATGAACCAGAAGACAGGTCACGTGATACTGCCCGACTTCCTTGGCGCTGAGCAGGTCACCTACAAAGGCGGCACGTACCAGTTAGGGGTTGGTGGAATCCACAGCACGCACGACAAGAGCGTTTGTCACGTGGCCGGGGATGACTGCATCACTGACATTGACGCCGCTAGCTTCTACCCGTCTATCATCCTGGAGTGCGGGTTCGTACCAGCCGGGTTGGGTGAGGCGTTTGTTGAGGAGTACCTCAGTATCTACCGTCGTCGCCTTGAGGCTAAGCGCGTGGGTGACAAGACCACCGACGCGACCCTGAAGATCTCGCTCAACGGGTCATTCGGCAAGCTCGCTAGCCGTTACTCGGTGCTGTACGCGCCGGACTTGATGCTAGCGGTGACGCTGACTGGGCAGTTCACGCTGCTGATGCTGATTGAGCGGCTCGCCAAGGTCGGTGTTGAGACGCTGTCAGCCAACACTGATGGTATCGCCGTGCGCTACCCTGCCGGGCTGAGGTCTGAAGTTGAGCGCGTGGTGACTGAGTTCAGCGCGCTGTCACGGTTTCAGTTTGAGTATACCGAGTACCGCGTTTTGGCGATGAAGGACGTCAACAACTACTTCGCAGTCAAGACAGATCGCAAAGTCAAGGCGCGTGGAATCTACGCTCCGCTGAGCCTCAAAAAGAACCCCACTGCAGGAGTTTGTGCTAGCGCGGTAGGCGAGCGCCTATCGAAAGGCACCGCACTGCTCGAAACCATCAAAAACGCGCGCTTCGAGGACTTTCTGAGCGCTCGCAACGTGACCGGCGGAGGCGAACAGTCAGGAGAGTACCTAGGTAAGGTGGTTAGGTGGTATCAGAGCACCGACCGGGACCTGCCTCCGCTGCGATACGTGAGCAACGGCAACAAGGTCAACAAGACTGAAGGCGCTCGCGCCTGCATGACGCTGCCGGAAGGTGGGGTGCACCCCGCAGACCTGGACTACGACTGGTATCTGAAGGAGTCACTGAGAATTATGAAGGATGTAGGCTGCGCTGAATACCTGACCGCTGAAGAACTCGAGCTGATAGCTCCACCACCCAAGAAACAAAAGAAAGCCAAAAATGCAACATGAACCTGGAAACTCACGCACTGTGTTCGTGACACAGGCTGACTACACAAAAGACCTGAGCGACGCTAAGCGCTTCGGTGAGCTGAAGGCGGTCTTCGCCAACGTTCGCAAGCCCTACGACACTGATGAACTGCTACGCAAGGCGCGTCGCGTGCTGGCTAGCTATCAGGCCGGTGACTACCTGCTGTTGATGGGTGACCCGGCGCTGAGTTCGGCGTGTATGTCGGTGGCCTGCGAGCACGAAGGCGTGATCAACATTCTGAGCTGGGACCGCAATTCATTCAGCTACGTACCCCAAACATGGAACTTTGATCGGTTCCCTGAAGACCTCGAATCCCCCATGGCAGACGACGACTGCCTCTAACCAAGAAAGGAAACAAAGATGTCAAACTGGAAGAGCGCTTTGCGCGTAGGTAAGCAGCCGGTCCCCCCGAGGGTCTGCGTGTATTCTTCACATGGAGTAGGTAAGAGCACCCTGGCCAGCCAGTTCCCCAAGCCCATCTTCATCAGCACCGAGGACGGTCTGGACTCACTTGACGTGACCAGCTTCCCCCGTGCGCAGAAGATTGAAGACGTGGCAGGCTCAATCAAAACACTGATCAAAGAAGACCATGACTTCAAAACGGTCGTGATTGATTCTGTTGACTGGTTGGTTGAGCCACTCATCGTCAACAGCGTGAACGCCTCTCACGACGAGAAAGAGCAGTCTTACGGCAAGGGTGCGGTGTTCATCGCCGAGGAGTTCCGTGAGATCTTGCAGGGGCTTGATGTGCTGCGTCTGAAACGCGGAATGAACGTCGTGCTCATCGCCCATGCAGCCGTGGTTAAATATCAAGACCCGCGCACTGAAGAATACGACCGCTACCAGCCCAAGCTCCCCAACCGCTGCAACGCGCTCCTGCAGGAATGGGTTGACGTGTTGGCTTTCGCTGCTTTCAAAGTGGCTATTAAGAAAACTGAAGGCAAGGGGTTCGCCGGGCCTCGCGCGCGGGGTGTTTCAACCGGCGAACGGCTGCTGCACTTTGTTGAAAACCCAGCATACGTAGCAAAGAACCGATACAATTGTCCGGAGGAAATTGAACTGAGCTTTGAGAACTTTTCAAAAGTCGTCCCGTTAGTCGGAGTGTGAGATGAGTAGACCTTACGCGTATCGAGTGACAGAGAAGCTCACTGGTAAATGGTATATTGGCAGCAAGTACGGCAAGAGTGCTGAGCCGTCAAAGTTGGGTGTTTCATATTTCACCAGCAGTGATGTTGTTGAACCGTTGTTTAGGCGGAACCCGGCGGCTTTCGATATTCAGATACTGGTGATCAGTGATTCGAACTATGTGCGTAAGATGGAAAGCACGCTGACTAAGATGCTGGACGCCCGTAATGACCCGATGTCTTTTAATGAGTACAACGGGAGTCAGAACGGCGTTCCGGGCGGTGAATCAGCCGCTAGAAACAAAGTAGGCGCTATGGGTAGAAGCGCTGAAAAGATGAGTTCAGACGGAGCTAAAGGTGGTAACTCATGCGCGGAACTCAAGCGCGGTATCCACGGCAGAACACCTGAAGAGATGTCTGAACAAAATCGCGAAGCTGCTCGCGTGATGACGTTGAAATACCCTTCGGGTACCCAAACACCTGAACAGCGTAAGGCTCAAGGTGAGAAGGCGACTTCTCAAAAGTGGAAGTGCTTAGAGTGCGGTATGGTTTCAAACCCTCCCGCTTTAGGTCGTCATCAGAAGTTTTCAGGTCATTCTGGAAAAATTCAAATCGTTTAACACTGTAAGGAAACATATCATGGCTAAATTCAATTTCGATTCTTCTGAAGTCGACATGAACAACGCTACCGCTGGCAACTACGACCCTATTCCCGATGGCGAGTACACGCTGGAAGCGATTGACGCTGAGGAGAAGGAAACCGCTGCTGGCGGTGTGATGATCAAGGCTAAGTTCGAGGTGGTCGGCGGGGAGTACGCTGGCCGCTGGATCTGGCAGAACTTCAACGTCGTCAACAAAAGCGAGAAGGCTCAGAACATTGGCCGCGCGCAGTTGGTGGCATGGGCTACCGCAGCCGGCAAGCCCGAGGCTGATGACACTGACAAGCTGCTCGGCAAGAAGTTCAAAGCGCTGGTGGGCATTCAAGAGGGCACCAACGGCTACAAGGACAGCAATCGCGTGAAGGCGTTCCTGTTTGACAAGCCCGAGGCTGCTGAGAAGAAAGCCCCGGCGGCTAAGGCTGCTGCAAAGCCCGCCGCAAGCGCTCAGAGTTCGCAGAACAAAGGCGCTGGTAAAAATCCTTGGGACGATTGATGAATAGCTGCCGACGCTGAGTTCGGCTGACACCCCGGAAAGACGGGGGCTATCAAGGGTGCGGATCAGAGGTTTAGGTGAGATTCCTATTTCAAGCCCGAAGGCGGCTGGTTCGATCCCAGCCCGCACCCTTGATGGCTGCCAGGCGCGTCAGCGCACTTCACTGTGCGAGCGAACCGCTACCTGGGAGGACTGGGGTCATCAACCCTGCTTTATAACTGGAGAACTAGATGCCTGCAATTCCACCCCTCGCCGAGCAAGAGCTCATCAACCGCGTCTACGACGCAATCAAGGCTGAAAAATACGACAAGGATCTGTACTTGGGTCGCCTGGGCTCATCATTCATCGGGCGTGAGTGCCTGCGCCAAACGTGGCTGAGCTGGAGAGCGTTTGCCTCTGCTGAGTTCGACGGGCGTATGTACCGCCTGTTTGAGACCGGGCACATTCAGGAAGACCGCATAGTAGCGGACATGCGCCGCGCCGGGTTCATGGTGTACGACCGTGATGAAAACGGCAACCAATTCGAGTTCGTTGACGACACCGGGCACTTCATTGTCAAGGTGGACGGCATTCTGAAGGGTTTCCCTGATGACCCTGACACGCCGTACGTTCTTGAGATCAAGACCCACAACAAGAACAGCTTCTCCGCACTGCAGAAGCACGGCGTTCGCGCTAGCAAGCCTGAGCACTACACGCAGGTTCAGGCGGGTATGATGCTAGGCGGATTCACGCAGGCTGTCTACATCGCGCTCTGCAAGGACGATGAGAAGTTCCACGTTGAGCGCGTTGACTCTGACCCGGCCGAGTTCGAGCGAATCTGCTACAACATTCAGAAGATGGTAGACGCCACGCTCAAGCCCGCAGGTATCAGCGATGACGGCAGCTCATTCGGCTGCAAGTTCTGTGATATGAAAGGTGCTTGCACCGGGGCCGTAAAGCCCGTCAAAACATGCCGCTCCTGCCGGTTCTCAACGCCATCAGAGCGCGGTGAGTGGGTGTGTGAGTTGTCGGTTGATCGCATAGTGCTTGACAAAGCCGCTCAGCGCGCCGCCTGCCCCAGCTACGAAAGTATGTGATGTTGATTGTCGGAATAGACCCAGGCCTAACCGGCGCGATAGGCTTCCTCAGGGATGGCGTTTTCGCTGGTGTAGAGGACATGCCAGTGGTTCTCAAGGGGGTTGGCTCAGTCAAGAACGAAGTGTCCCCAGCGGGTATGAAAACGCTCATCAAAGAGCGCCTGCAGCCCGGTGACGCCGTGGTGTCAGTGCTTGAGAAGGTCGGGGCTATGCCGGGGCAAGGGGTTAGCTCGGTTTTCAGCCTCGGGGACTCATACGGCGCGGCTCGTGCGGTGCTAGCCACGGGCGGGTTTGAGCTGATTCAGGTAGCCCCGGCGACCTGGAAGAAGCACTTCAAGCTCACCGCTGACAAGGAGATGAGTCGCGCGCTAGCCCAACGTCTGTTCCCCGCAGCGCCTTTGCACCTGAAGAAGCACGACGGTAGGGCTGAGGCGCTCTTGCTGGCTCGGTGGCTCTGGGAGACGCGCTACTCCTGATTGGCGGAGGCAATCAAGAACTTGATCGTAGTTCAAAAATACAATCATCCGACCTGAGTTTACGCACTAAAATTCAGGTCGGTCTATAACTCAATAACTGGAGAACTGAATGGCTCTATTCCAATTCCAAACCAACCTCGGCCCTGAAGACGAAGAGTTCACGGTCAGCGTGGATTCTGTACGCCTTGGTCGCCCAGGCAAGTACTACGGCCCGTGGGAAGACTCCTATCCGGATGAAGACGACGAGGTGGAGTACGAGATTCTGAGGTCTGACGGCAGTGAGTACAAAGACGCTACTGACCGCGAGCACGACAACATCGTGTATGAGATCATTGAAACTCACAAAGCCAGAAAGGAAGACTACCGTGATTGATAACCAATTACCTGCGTGGGCAAAAGTCGTCAGCGCTCTTGAAGCCAGAAAAGACCAGTCGCTCGGCGCGATACTGTTGAAAGGTGTGAGCGTTGAAGAGCTCTCCGGCGCGGTTGAGAGCGGGTACGCTCGGCGCTACTGGCTGCTGTCAGGCACGCCGGTTTACCGCTCAACTGACAAGGGTCGTAAGACGCTGTCAATGTTGAAGTCAAAGCAGCAACTGGCCTACGCTAAGGCGGCTGTCTCAGTTCCCCGGGAACCGGTAAAGTGCACGCCGTACACGCCTGAAAGCTGGGTTAACCCTAGGCCTGAATCAATGAACGCACTGAACGTACCTTCACGAGGAGCACTAGCATGAATATTTCACATCTGACTCGGGTTCGCCGCATGTTCAACAGCGAGTTCGTTAGCCGCGAGGTTAACCGAGCTAACCAGCGTAAATGGGTGCGGGCGATACGCCTGCTGGGCTCAAACTGGCTGTACGCGGTCAGGGTGGAGAAGCTGCAATGAAGCAGCCCTGGGAAACCAAGCCCGATGACGATCTGGATGATCTGTACCTGGACAGCCTTGCATCAATGGCTGTTGTCGCTCTGTGCGTGATCGCATGCATCCTGTTGACGATGTTGGTGTACTCGCTGGCCCAGCCGTGGGTGAATGAGATTCTGGCTAACTGGGAGTTCAAGCCATGAGCCAAGAAACACATCTCGCCATTGCGTCGGCAGTCTTTATTTTGTTGGCAACTGGATGGGCTACCAAGATTTTCTGTGAAGGCGCAGAACTCATGGACTTGATTGGGCTGTCCACAGCGATGCTTGTGCTCGGCTTTATGGCTGGAAAGATGCTATGACCAAACAAGAAATGTTATCCCTGATGCGCCTGCTCTCAGCGTTGGAGGCTTGGGGCTTCGCCACGAAAGAGCGCATCCCCGATTACCTACATGAACAGCTTGCTGACAGCATGGAAGTGCTGGATCGGGAGATTCTTTATCCTGAACCGAAGGGTCCATTGCCATGAGCCGAACAGTATGTGGTGAATGCTGGATGCCTTACGGTGACAGCGGTGAGTGTGGCTGCCCATCAGCAAAACCAGCAATGACATGCGCCCAACTAGCTGATGAGTTAGTTGCGCCAATTGGTAAATCTGGGCAAAGCACTCACGCAATCTGCAAACAGGCAGCCGCCCTCATTCGCCGCCAGCACGAAGCGATCAAGGTGTTGCGCTCTTGCTTGAAGTGGTATCTCGACGAACACGGAGTGATGGACAAAAACATGGGCGCGAAGTGGATGGAGGACAACGCCTTTTGGATTGCTGGACAGCAACGGGCGAGGCAAGCACTCGCAGATACGGAGGAATTCAAATGAACCAAGACCGAATCACAGAGCGTGCGAAGCAAGCAGACGGGGCCAAGTACGTCAACCGACACACGCCAGATGCAGCAGCGTTTGGCTTCACGCAAGAACAACTCCAACGCTTTGCCGAACTGGTCAGGACTGAAGCCTTGGAAGAAGCAATGCGAGTGCTTGAGTTCCACGGTTTTGATGATGCTATCCCATACGTTAAGTGGGCAGCGGTAAACGGAAGGAGCAAGACATGACAGACACCCTCACAGTGAGCCGCGAACTGCTGCGGCATACCATCGACGCAATGATTGGTGTTTTCAACGGTGCGTCCATCACTGGCATGCCAGTCGTAAAGTCTGTATCCGCACTCAGAGCCGCGCTTGAACAGCCAGCACCCCAAACACAGGAGAAATCAAATGAAAGACCATAAGCTCGTCCCGTTACGCCCACCAGAATCCATTCTTGCGGTTGTCAGAAAGGCGTATGGAAACGCCACGGCGTATGACGTAGGCCATGTTTGGCACGAAATCTACACCAGACTGCCGGATGCAGCACCAGTGCAGGAGCAACAACCAGCACCAGCCTCGAAGCCAGTGTTGCTCCAATGCTTGGGCTGTGAGCGTGTTGGGACGCAAGAGCAACTGTCTGCATCAACCGATTGCGACTGCTGGAAGCACTCGCAGCCAGCACCAGTGCAGGAGCAACAGCCTGTGGCGTACTTAATGAAGCACGGCCAGTGGAGCACAAACATCGAGACAGATGAGGGCATGTGGTTGCTTGAGCAGTTCCCGTCTGAAGATGTGCAAATACCTGTGTACCTAGCAGCACAACCCCGCAAGGCTGTGAAGCTGAGTGACAGCGAAATACTTGCGGCACTGGAAGTCGAATATGTATCTAGCGCACAGAACCGTCATCTGTTTTTGTCTGATGCAAGAATCATTGAAGCCGCTGTGTGGGCGAAATTGGGAGTTGAAAAATGAGACCGTGGGTTATTTGGATGATCCGTCACCGCATGGCGTGGCTGCTGAAAGCCTTGGCTGTGCTGCTGTACCCGGTGCATGTGCTGGCCTACTGGGATGAGGCTTGGAAGGATGTGCAGAACACACTCGACAACATTGACCATGAGGAGTCAAAGAAATGATCGACATCAAAGCAATCAAGGCAGCGGCTGAAGCTGCTGAGTCTCGTAACTGGACGCATGGTGCAAACCCAGCCACAGTCATCGCCCTGTGCGACGAGATTGAGAGGCTGGCCACCATTGCATCTGAGTTGCAAGACCTGTGTGACAGGCAGGCAAAGCGGCTGGCAGAGGTGGAGAAGGATGCTGCGAGGTATGTCTGGTTGCGTGACGGAAACGATGCAAAGCACGGCAGAGCAGCGAAGATTGTTGACAACCACTACGGGTTGGAGTGGGATGACCTGATTGACCTCGCTATGGGGGACAAACAATGAACGACACCGTAACGAAGCTGATGGGGATGGTTGATCTGCTGTGCAGCGCATGTGTTGACGATGTGTGCGCCGGAGACCAAGCGATCCCAAACTATGAGAGCAATGCGTCTACGCTACACGCCGCTCTTGAATCAGAACTGACCCGGCTGTTCACGCCTTTGACGAATGAACAGATCAAAAGACAAACGGAAGTTTTTATATGGCTTAATAACCCTAATGATTTCAAAAACGGAGTGAAATGGGCAGAAAAACATCACGGCATCACAGGAGAGAAGAATGCGCAAGCTACCTGAACCAGTGGCGTACCTGACGGATGCGCCAGAACACAAGTTCATTAGCTTCTTTCTGAGCCGTGACCCGCACTCCAAGCAGGAGTCACTCTACTCCGAGACGCAAGTCAAAGAACTGCTGGCCCAAGCGGACAAGGACGCATCCGATCTGATGCTGATCGTCCACATGAAGCAAGCGGCCAAATATGACCCGGTGCTGAAACAGGCGCTGGAGGCACTGACACGTTGGAAGAACGCAAATACATTTTCAGGGCGTATCAACGCACAAAAACCGGGAGTCGATGCAATCGACGCAATCAAAGGAGTGCTGGGATGAGCAAACCAGCCAGCAACCGACACAAGGAACCGACCTTGCAAGCGATAATCAACGACACCTGCCCACGCTACCGCATGACCCCTGTTGAGCGCGCGGTGGCTAGGCAGAAGTGGAGCGGAGCCACTCTCAGAGCACACCTGCAAGCGCTGGCCGGGGAAGACTGGAGAACCGTGATAGAACACGTGGCGTCTCTGACGTACATAATAGGCTCCGCCGCAGAGTACGACAAGCTGCCTGAGACAGCTGACTTGAGAATCGTGCACGGCGCTGCTCGAACGGCAGTCGACGTGGTTAGCTATGAGTCACTGACACACATGCAGCGCGGTGCCTTAGAAGCTGGGCTCTTGGCCGTAGAGAGGCTACATCCCAAGTTGTCAGACCACGCGCTACGCCGAGCCTCGGTAATGGCGCAGATGTTGATTCAAGCTAAGAGCGGAATTCATTGGTGTGATTTTCAACAATTCGTAAAGGAGTGATGATGATAGACAGGTTCAAGCGGGCGTGGTCCGCATTCAAAGATGAGCCGCTAGACGGCTTCAAGTGGAACAAGCAGTACAAAGTGTTCACTGATCAGAGCCGTGAGTGGTTGGACATCAGCCTAGCGCCGCGCGGGGTCAAGCTGCACCTGCTGACAAAAGAAGGTATGCCGACGCACGGTGAACTGACTGAGCGCACATTATTCCAGTTCAAGGGTTGGGAGCCTCTGCCCAGCACCCCGCACTGGATGAAGGAAATTCGTTAACCCATAGGAGATTGAGATGAGTATTGATTCAATGTATTTGTGGCACCTGCGCGCCCGCCCTGAACCCACTAGCCGAGACTTTGACGTCCAGCTCGGATGTCACTTAGAGGAAGTCGCCAAGGGTCCCAACTACCGCGCGCCAGACCTCACCGGGATGTACTGAGGTGCCTTGGGAAATGGTCTGCGCGCTGCTAGGGCCGGGGCTCACGTGGAGCAAGACTCAGGAAGAGCTCCTGCGCGCTATCGAGCTGGCGGAGAAGGCTGGAAATCACGACGCCGCCGAGCATATTCGCATCATACTCGCGCGGCGTAACTTGGTGATGTTTGAAACGCCGGTTCAGCGCTTGGACTCTTCCCGCTGAATGTCCTGCTCTATCAAGCTGAGTTCAGGCTTGGCAGGGGTTTTTTCAGCGGCGATGTCTCGCTCTATCAGGCTGAGTTCAGCCGGTTGGGCGGGGCTTTGCGATTCGTCAACCATTGTGTCAGCGCTCTGCGGGGCGCTAGGGAATGCGGCCTGCGAGCCCACTACTCCGCGCTCTATAGCTGTACCTCGGATAGCCTTAGGCACTGCGTCAGATTGATACTTCTCCAGCAGCCTGACCACAGCAGCAACCTCATTCGGGTCTTTTGACATGAGCATCTCGCCGAGCTTCTCGGCTGTCTTGTCAGACACCTTACCGCTAGAGATAGCGCGGGTGACCATCATAGACAGAGAGCCTCTGATGCCCCCGGTGACGGCCCCGGCAACAACCTCACCCACACCCTCACCGGCATCAAGCGCCTCACGCATCTGCAAGTTCTTGGCGGTGGAAGATCCACCTAGTATCTTTCCAGCTTGGCCGTACAACTGAGACTCGCGTTCCAGCGCAGCTTTGAACAGGTTGAACTGTGATGGGCTATCAAACAAGGGTTGCAGCTTAGCTTGCATCTCAGGCGAACCGATGACGCGCTGTGCCGCGTTCAGGTTGTTTGATGAACCCATGATTCGACCGTAGATGTCTCGCGACACGCCTGTGCGGAACGCTTCCTTCTCAGCTTGAGACATCTTACTGACCAGGTTCATCACCTGCTCATGATCCATCTTGCCGAAGTCATTCATGCCGGCCCGGATAGCGTCTAGCACTTCCATGTCACCGCCGTAGGTCTTACGCGCTAGAGCGTACTCTGGCACGTTCTCATCGATCGCGTTGACGAACTGGTTACGCAGTTGCTTGAGCGCGTTGGCTTCAGCGGTAGACATACCCTGACCCCTAAACCCTGAGTCGATGGTTGCATCAATACCGCGCTTGATGTAGTCAAGGGTGCGGACGTCCGGCAGCTTTGAGACAACCGGCGTCAGCTCTTGAGTCACCGGGTTCAGTTCCAACTTGTAAAGGTCCGGCAAGGCGAACTTGCTAGGGTCTTCTCCGCGCAGCTTAGCCGCCTGAGCCTCGGTGTCTGCGATCTTGCGCGCCTTGTCAAAGAATGCCTTGAATTGTGGGTTCTTGAGCACTTCATTGATGCGCGGGTCGTTTACTTCACCTACCGCGTAAGCGTTGTCATAAACGGTGCCGGCCTTGCTGCGCAACTGCTCTAACAGCTTCTGCTCATCTGCGTAGAAGTCTCCTGGGTTAAGACCCTTGACCACTTGCTGATGGGTGCGTTCGCGTGAACCGACGAGCTGCTGGTGCAGTTTGTCTTCAATCTTACGAGCGCCCGCCCCGGTACGCTGGGCAACTGCTTGTGCTAGGTCGGCAGTGGCCGGTGACACGTTAGCCACAACGGAAGGAACACCCATCGCGCGATCTTCAAGTATTTTGCGCTCAATCATTTGAGGGGTCAGTCCGGTCTGGTTAAGCGCCTCGCTGAGCTTGCCTGCCGCGCGCGTCGAAATGCGCGTTTCCGTGGGGTTCAGACGCTCCATGAGCCATCGCCAGCCAGCGCCCGCGCCGCGCAACATGAGGGGGGCTCCCGCGCCGAAAGCGCCACCTAATACACCGCCCGCGATAGCGCCTGAAGTGCGGTCTTGTTCAGCGGACCCTGCGCCTGAAATAGCGCCTGTCACAGCGGCAGCGGCTGCGAGCTTTGCGAGTGCGCCAGCACCCTGGGTCACCGCCGCAGGCTGCATGCCTGGAACCAGCGCCGTAGCCGCCATAGGAGCCGCCCCGCCCAGCATCTCCAGCGCGAACGCCGTCTTGGGGTTCTCAGAGTAGTACTGGCCGTACTCACCGCGAATGCGTTTGAGCTGGGCGTCGTAGTCATTGACACCGGCCCGTGCGCGAGCGTAGGCCTCAGCCTCATCTGACCAACCTAGACCCGCACCCTGACCTATGGCGCGCAAAGCGCCTACGGCTCGGTCAGCCGGGGGGAGGTTGCGTCGCGGTGCGATGAGGTCGCTCAGTGTTTGTTCAGCCATAGCGGTTTACTCGCTGTCAATTGGTTTTGTGTCGCGGTACGAACCGGCCAAGATGTCATCCAGGCGTTTCTTCTCTCGGGCGCGCTTGTCGACCAGCGCCTTGTAGGTGTTCTCGAGTATAACTTTACGCTCTGCGATGCTCTTGGAATCCAGACCTTGCAGGGACATCAAGACGGCGCGTTCGCCTTCCGTCGGAGCCGCTCCGAACGTCGCCTTAAGTTGTTCAAGACCCTGCTTACCGAGCAGGTTGTACAGTTCAGCTGTGTCCACGACTTTCTTGTCAGAACTGCCCGCCGCGCGCAGTGTCGCATACTGGGCTTTGTCAGCCAGTGAAGCGTCGTACGTGTTGGGGTTCAGCTTGAATGCTTTGCGTAGTGACGCCATCGAAGAGTCCAGCGCGGCGACCGTGTCTTCAGTCTCTGTGCGCAGCTTGACCTCAGCTGGGGTGAGCTTCTTGGCGGATTCAGCTTTTGCTGCTGCGGCCTGTTGCTGCAGGGTCAACCCTTGAGCGGCGACACCTGCCATGACCTGTTTATACCAGTCGCCTGATTCCAGCTTCGCGTCGAAGTACTTCTGAGCGGCCGTTGCAAATTCGGGCGTACCGGGTTTGAAGCCCTGGTCCGCCGCGAATTTTCCGGCCTCTGACTGAGGCTTGCCGCTCGCCATGTGCTGCTTGAACAGTTCAGTCTGGATCGCGCGCTTGTCTTTGGACTCTTCAGACGCCAGCGTACGCAACGTAGACAGGTCGGTATCAGCGCCTTGCAGCGCCAGCTTCTGCTTCTCAAGCATGAGCTGCAACTGCTTAGCGCGAGACCCGGATTCAGCCGTACGGGTTTCTTTCCTGAAGTCAGCTGCTACCTGTCCGGCATTGCCCAAGCTCTCGAAAAAGCTGCCGGTCTTGGTAGGTGCGCCGAATGCTGCTGCGAGCCGAAAGTACAGCTCAGCCTGTGACGGGGCGCTGTCTTCTTTCTGGCTAGCTGCGGCGTCGATAGCTGCGTTGAACGCATCAGTCGCGCGGGTGCGAGCGGCCAGTGCTTCTTTCATCTGGTCCGCGTACGGAGACGGTTGGCTGCTCAGACGCTGTAGCATCGCCGCCATGTCTATCTGCGGGTTCGCTACGGGAGCTGGGGCTGCTACGGGGGCTGGGACTTTGAAAGACGGCTGAATGACCGGAATCACGCCCTGCTTGGCCGCATCGCGCATGATCGCTTCCCGGTCAGCCGGGTGCAGCATTTCCATTTGCTGTTCCTGCGTAGGGGGTGTTTCGTACTTCTGTGACAACTCTTGGATCGTAGGCATGTTCTGTCCTTAAGCTGGGCGGTTGATCGTGTTGTACAAACCCAGACCGGCGGTCGTCGCTGAAGCGAGCTGAGCCAGTGGTGAGGCTCCGGTGTTACCGGTGGCGGTTTGCTGCGTGGACGTTGGTGTGATCGGAGCCATACCGCGAATTTGAGTCGACATCCAGTCCAGCATTTGACGGGGATAGAGGTTAGCCTCGTTGTAGGCAGATTTAGACGCATCCATCTCGCGTTGGGCTTGGTTCTGGTATGCGGTGCCTGAGGCTTCCAGCGACGCCAAGTCAGCAGCCCGCATACCTTGTGAGGCTTGCGTAAGAGCACCGAGCTGCTGCTGGGCCTGAAGTTGGCGAGCGAGGTCAGTGTTAGCGAGGTTGCCGCTGAGTTGGGCCAGATTGGCCTGTTGACTCGCATACTGACCAGCCAGGGAACCGCTCTGTTGGGCTGCGTTCAGGTAGGCTTGCTGCTGTGCTTGAGTCAAGCTGCCGAGCTGGCTGGCCATGTTTCCGTACTGACTCGCGCCAGCAAGTTGATTCTGCACGCCTTGGGCTTGAGCACCAGACAGCGCTTGACCGGCAGACAAGAGCGCTTGTTGCTGCGTAGCGGCGAGCTGTCCCGCTGACTGACCCAGTTGAGCCTGCCGTGCGAGGTCGGTCTGTGACGCACCAAGGGCTTGAGAGTAGCCTTGGTTTGCCATCTGCGCTTGAGTGTTCAGCACGGATTCTTGCGTGTCTCGCAGCGCGCGCGAACCGAATTCACCCATACGGGTTCCGCCAAATTGACCAGCCTTGATGAATGAATCAGAAACAGCAGGTAGCAGGTTCTCGCTCAGGTTGCGAGCGCCCTGCTTAGCGACCACGTCCATCGCGTTCTGCTGATACGGGTTCATATACGCACTGATGTCTTGCGTAGCGCGGTCGTCAGCCCGATTGAAGTACGGCATGGCCGCAGACAATCCTGAGTTTTGCACGCTCTGTGAGGCGTAAGGGGCGAGAGCGTTAGCACCGGCGTTGTAGTTGATTCCGCCCAGAGCTTGAGCCTGCTGATTCACGTAAGGTTGAGCTGCCGCCACTCCGCTAGTGTTCAATCCCTGATTCATCAACCCCTGCGCAGCCGCCAACGGGTTGACGTTTGCGGCGTTCTGCATGTAACCCTGTGCGGCTTGCGTAGCGCCGTAGTTTCCAGTCAAGCCGCCAGTGCCGACCATAGCCTGATTCATCGAAGGAACCCACGCACCCTGGCCCTCAACAGCCCCGCGATACGCGGCTTCTTGTTGTGGGGTAAGCCCTGCTACGGTCTTGCCGGTGTAAGCCTGGAAAGGTTGATTGGCGATATTCGATGCTGACTGAATCTGGCTGTAGATCGCATCCTGCATCCACTTCGGGGTTTCAGTGGAGCTGGTGGTGTATGACGTAGCTGGTGTGCCGGTGAACAGTCCCATTATGCGGCCTCTTTGATGTAGTTGAGGGGTGATTTGGCGTTGGGGCTGAATTTGCCTTTAGCCAGTTGTTTACCCTTGTGTTTGCGAATAGCCGCACGCATCTGATCTAACTTGCGAGCACCGGCTTCAGTGGAACCGTCACCCAGCAGGTTGACCGTTTCGGCGTCAATCACAAACTCGCCATCGGACAACCGTGCGGGGATTTCGTCAGAGCGCCCGGTGCCGGAACCTTTCGCGAGGTACGCGACACGGCTCAACGCGCCACCCCTTGCGAATTCCCTGACAGGTTCCTGCGCGACGGGGGTGATACTCTCAGCCGCTGTGGGCGGGGCCAGCGGTGTGGCCGAGGGCTTGTTGTAGTTACCGGCGTTGACCTTGTCCCAATTCTCTGAGACGAACGAACCGAGCGGCTTACCTGCAGCGGTCGCGTCGGCTTTAATACGGTCCCAGTCCCACACGCTCAGAGTGCGGTCAAAGTAGGCCTGCTGTTCAGGAGACAGACCGGCGCGGACCTGCTCCGGGGTGTTCGCAGTAGAGAGCGCCAAAGCAGCGAGCGGACCCATCTTCAGCATATTTGAGGAGCTGAAGAAGCCGCCCGAATCAGCAGCGCCAGTTGCGCCTCCTGTGCCGCCCAACGCACCCTTGCTGACCATCTCAGTCCCAGTTGGGATATCCAAAGAGTCTGCGATACCAGGAACGGGTCCTCCGGTTGTGCTAGCAAGTGATTCGGCACGAGTGTTCGCTCCTAGCGGTGTCTGAACCCCATCCCTGGCGAACGAACTCACAGCAGCGTCGCTTGGCTTGGCTGAGAACTGACCGCTCATACCGTGCGTCACGAGCCCACTCAAAGCGCCAGATTTGAAGCCCTGACCGGTGGCCGCGCCTGCAAACCCTCCAGCCAACCCCGCGCCGACTGCGCCAGACAGGGCGGAGTTTGTACCGGCAGGTAGCAAGGCTGAACCGATCGTGTTGCCCAGCCCGCCGCTAATGCCGCCGGTGACGCCGCCGGTCACCATGCCTTTCAGGAAGTCACCACCCTGCAGGGCAGAAGAGACGCCGCCGACCGCAGCACCGCCCAGCGCAGCCGTGCCCATCGTACCCAGGGTCATACCGGTGGCTCCGGCAATTGCGCCGCCGACCATTGGAGCGATCCAAGGCATAGCGACTGCGGCGATCACGCCGAGCACTTTGCCGATACCGCTCTTGAATTCCACGAGGCCGGTGTTCGGATTGATAGTGCCCCCGCCGCCCATGCGACGTAGAATCTCGGCTTCTTTGGGGTTGATGTGTGCTAGAATCGTGTCGCCGCCTCGACCCATTGACTGCAGGCGTTCTGCGCTGCGACCCAGCCCGCCGTGGGAGAATTCCTGCACCGCTGACTGGGGCATGTTCTCCTGTACTGCATACAATGCTGCGAGCATCGTGATAACGAACACGCGATTGTACTTTGGTGGCGAGTCCCGCTCGTCCATCATTCCAGACTGAATCGCTTGGGCTCTGAGCTGTTCATATTGGTCCGGATGGTCCAATACGAATTCAAGTCCCTTGATGATTTCAGCGATTACTTCGGGCGTCACCGCTGTCTGGCTCAGGCGATTCATGATCTCCTGGATTGCCTGAGTGAACTTGGGGTTGCCAGCGACCAGGCGCATGACCTGCTCCCGCTTGCTCATCATGTTTTGTTGGGTCTGAACCATTTGTGCGCCTCGTAGTCTCGATGCAGAAAGCCGTAAACGCAGAGGTCGTCATCTTCAAACGCCTCGCGTAGAACACCTTCAAGCTCAAAACCCAAGTGCTCCGCGAATCTGCGCGCGGGCCGGTTTGACAGCTTAATGAGCCCCGTGGTGCGGGCAGCTCCGAGCGTGTTGAACACGTAATCGAAGACTGAATTGAACAGAATTATAGCTGTGTTGCGGCTCACGCCGCCGGGTCTTATCGCAATGTGTAGGTCAACATTGCGAGGGGTGAACCCGCTCAACACCACTACGGTGTCAAATTGACAGTTGGATTCAATCCAGAACGCCTTGCACAAGCCGGGGGCTGAGCCTTCAATCTGCTCTGAAGCCCACGCTATAGCCTCGTCTTCACGGTCGGCGTTCATGTCAAGACTTCACAGAACCGGCGTGCCCAGTCTTGCCATTCAGTGAACGCGTAAGGGTTAGGTGGGTTTGAGCACGGCAATGAATGATTCATCAATACGTGTGAAGCCCACCCCTGCCAGTCGTCATCCATCAACTTGGGCATAGCGCCGTAGGCATCAAGGTAGAACGAAACCTGATCAGCCCAGTCTGACAAGTCCATCCCGGCAGGGTTGGGTATAGTTATCACACAGCACCGCCGAGAGAAGTCTTGTCACCCTGTTCCATGTAGGCAATGATTTGACCCATCTGGTAATCACCACCCACGGCGTTGCTCTCAAACTTGACGCGCAGTTCACGGCGTTGTTCTTTGAACTTGACGATTTGCTGGTTGGGCGTGGCGGCTTCTTCAGGGAACACTACTGATGGTCCGACCCGGTCACGCGAGCGAGCGTTGGCCCTGCCGGTCACCGTAGCTGTCATATCGCCGACCTGCACAAAGTCAGGCTCAATGCTCGTCAGACGCAACTCGCCGTCTTGACCCTTAGCGATGAGCGAAATGTCTGCGGTTTCGAAGTGTGACGGAATAGGGTTCACTGTTGAACCGTCTACCTCATCCACGCCGTTCTCGTGCCACCACGCGCGGTAACCTGTGCCGCTAGGTTCAACCCCGGCTAACAACGGCGCAGCAAAGAAGTTCGTGAATCCTCCAGCAGCGCGCCCGCCGTTAGGTAGCTCAGTGTCGTACCAGACGTTCTCGCGCACATTGTACACCACTGCATGCGTGCACTCAGTGGCCGAGCCTCTCGGGTAGCACCACCAGATCTCACCGAAGCGAGGAACCTTGAATGCGAACACTTTCTGCGCCTGTTCACGGTTCAAACCGTCAAAGAACCAGTTAGAGTTGAAAGTGTTGGGAACCTCGCGCACCACCCCGTTGAACATCATGAACCGGTCAACGCCCGCCCAGTAGAACACGCCGTCGTAATCAACGACGCAGTCTGGTGACATTATTGAGGTGTCTGTAGCCAGTACGTCAAAGTCGAACACCGTAGCTCCGCCTGTGAACGACGAACGAATCACAGCGTCATATGCCCAAAATATACCGGCAGGTGAAGAGCCTGAGCCAGCGCGTAGCGGCATACCTTTGATGATCTTCTGACCCCAGACGCGAGCTATTCCTGAACCCGCGCCGGACAAGTCAGTCGGGTCTCCAGCTACTGACCAGCCTATCACACCTGACGAGCCGTAGTAGAACAGGTAAGGGTGTAGCGACACGACGCCACCGGAAGCATTAGCCCCTGCGGGCAGGGTGATACCCGTGAGCGCGCCTGTGCCAGTCAAGTCGCCGATGTAAATAGACCCGGTTGAGTTCGTCTGGTCAGCCCCGTTGGGAGCACAGTGAGCCAGCAGTGAGTTGTCTGAAGTAGACGAATCGTAGATGTAGTCAAACATCCAACGGTTGTTGATGTTTACACCGAATCCTGAAGGGGTGCGGTCAGAGATGATTGATGCGTTCCCTGCTGGGTCCAGTGTGAACCTCACCAACGCTTCACCGGATCCCGAATGGCAGTAAGCCACTCCGTCGTAAGGGAAGGCCGAAAAACCACGGCTGATCTCAGGCAGATACTTCGACACCATCCGGTAGCCGCCCACCTTGCGAGGTAACCCGCGCTGGAACCTGACCCACTGGCCGTCGGTGTAGATGTCACCGTCAAACCGAGTACCGTCGCGCTTTATGCCAGGCAGGGAGCGCAAGACCATAGGTGCTGAAGCCATCAGAACGTGCCTCCGCTGACAGAACCTGTTATGACGCTGGTCACCGCGCTGACCACTTCTGAGCCATCACAGAAGTAGATACCTCGAACCCCCGTTGCCAGCAAAACCGGCGAGGGTTGTGTCGCGGTCTTTATGCTCAGCGACGCACCGGTCGTGCTGTTCTTAACCCAGTACTGCTGCACACTAGCTGGAACGATGACGCTGATGTCAGTGCCTAGCACGCCTGTGAAGTCGTAAGCGATGCGGTTGAGCTGTGAGCCTGTCAGCGTGTAATTCACTGAGCCGCTGACGTCAACAACTGTGTAGTCAAACAGGAATTCATTGACCTGTCCGAACCCGTAACTGATGAATGTAGTACCGTCGCAAACCACTCCACAAGAGTCTCCCGGATTGAGGACCTTGCTCGCCAGCCCGTCAATGCCGCTAGCAGCACTTATCGTGAGCGCGCCTGAACCGCTGTTCTTGACAGTGCAAAACCAGTCGTCACCGACGTCTGCCGCCAGAGGCAGAGTGAATACTCCTAGGCCGCCCGCCCAGTTCAACAAGTCTGCACGGTCGCCTGAGACCACGGCATAGTTCACAGTCTTGGAGACCACCTGCTGGGACTGATTCAGGGTTGTGCTGACCGCCTTGATACCCGCCCCAGCCAGTGACCCCGCATTAGCAGTGGAAGTACCGGCCCCGAACTGGTAGACCTGCCAAACACCCGCAGCGGTTGAATTGTCTGTGAGATAGAGTTGCCACTGCGTACCTGCGGGTATGGTGGCCAAGGTTGTGCCTGTCGAGCCTTTGACCGTGAAAGTTGTAGCGCCCAGGTTGTTGAAAAGCACGGTCTCACCGACTGAGACCTCAGCAGCCGGGGGGAGCGTGACGGCGTAAGCGCCGGTCGCCGTGACGTCAATGATCTTTGAAACGATCGGCGTACCTGCGGGGGCGTCTAGGGGCCAGTTCAACGTCACATCAGCCGTCAGGGCTAACGCGGTCTGACTGACCTCTGAAGCGTAAATGTTTGATGACGTGAATACGTCAACGTACGACGTCGTCATGCTTCAGTCCTCTGCGCCGAGCGGTCAAGAATCTTCATCAGGTCTTCACCGTTCAATGTCTGAGCGGCACGGTCGTACATACCCTGCCAGACCTGCAACCGCTCGTCATTCTTGATGAACGGCGTGGCTTCCAGCAGTGAAGCGTAAAGCAGCGCGTTGGGGGCGTAGTCAGTGAGCCAATTTGTCTGAGTGGAATCATCCAGCAACGGGGGTTGCTCGTAATAAATCACTTCCATGACCTGATCAGCATTCGGAGTCGGCACGATCAGCCACCTAGAGTAGTCGTAGTCGGCGTAGAACCCAGGCGTTCCTGTTTCAGACGAGTCCGGCCAGTAGCTCTTGCAGTACTCAAGCGAGCGCGCGAAAACGGGGTTCTTGTTGATGAACACTGAAATGGTGTCGCGCCAGCGGTCAGGCTTGGTGTACACCGCCTGCCCTGAAGTCACCGTAGTGGTCACCGCGCGAATGAAACCTTGAATTTTCAGCTCTCGCGCCAGCCTGCGTTCGGCCAGTGTGATGAGCCGAGGGAGTTGCTCATAAACTAACGGGTCGTCAGCCTCGGTGAACCCGCGCTCAAGGTAACGACGCAGGTCGTCCTTGAGGGAGTCAAAAGTCATCGCATAGCTCATTGGTTCACCTCTGAATTCGTGTTCAGTTATTTTACTTCACTAGGCCAAGCCTCGCGCAGCGTCAAGGCTTCATTGTGCCATCCGTCAGCATCTGCTGCCATGTCGTGAAGCTCTGCCGAGCACTTTCCGAGAACGACCGTGAGGGCGTTTGCATCTGCGAGGCAGGCGCTGTGGGAATGGCTGGCACTACGCAGGGCGGTATCAGCGGCTTCTGACAGCCCGACAAGAGCAGACTGAGAAGCAGCAGCGTCCCGGCGAATAGCAGTGATCCGTATCTGGGCTTTGCGTTCAGCTTCATCTTTTGCTTTCTGTAAGGAGACGGTTTGCGCCAGTGCGTTGGCGTTGGCCGCAGCCAGTGCGGTGGAGTATTCAGCGGTACGTTCAGCCAAGATGGCCTCATAGCGGTTCTCCTGATAGAGCCATGCCCCGGTTGCGCTTGCGAGGCCGACTGCTGCGGCTAGGATGACGGGGATCACCTAGGGCACTCCCCACCGGGCCAGTAGCCTTGGCGGATAGACTCATCATCTGAGTCTGGCAGATCATCTGGGCCCTTCATCGCTTCAAGCGCAGCGGCGTGTTGCTCTTTGGCGGTGCGCAGCCTCATCCTGTTCTCAGCGGGTGAGGTGATGTGAGCAATTGATAGCGCCATCATTGCTCTTGTATGTTCTTCACGACTCATCATGCCCAACCACCTTTCCTCTGCTTCAGGCGTTCCCACACGACAAACGCACACAAGCCCACGACAGCCACCAGCAGCGCGGGCACCAGCCAGTCGCCCATCGTGTTGACTTCGGCCTTCACTTGATTGATCGCGCCCAGCGTCTGAGTTACGGCGGCAATAGAGGCCGTGCCACCGGCCACAACAGACGCGCGGTTGATAGTGCTGGCTGTCATGGGCTTTTCTGGGTCGATGGCCTGTGGCATTTCAACCTCAGCGATTGCCACGGGCTCAAGGTACAGCGCAGCCTCGGCCATGCGCCTACGGGTCAGGCCGGGTAACGTCTTTCCGCCAGCCTTATTCCACAAGCCGAACGCCCTTGCTGCCGCCTCTTTGTCGCCTTCGTTGTGGCGCTTTAGTACCGTGGACTTCTTGAAGCCTGCGATACCGACGTTGAACGCAAAGCACACCATTGCGCTGAACTCGTTTTCGTTCGGCGGGGATGTGCAGGCCAACAACACACCCTGCTCGTACTCAACCAGTTCGCGCTTCAGCCTCTCAGCCGCTTCGCTGCGGGTCATCTTGTCGCCGGGTTTCACGCCTTTTGTGAAGCCGAACCCAATCGTCCAAACGCCTGCTGGGCACAGGTATGCGGCGCTTCTGAAGCCCTCAAACTCAATGATGAGTCCGATTCCCTTGACGTTTGTTTTCATCAGTACACCTTGAATAGGTTGCTTGTGGCGTTGATCGTCTTGGCTGGGAGAATCCCATCGCCGTGGACTTGCCACACGGTTTGAACGATGTAGACGCCAACGGGCAGGGTGTTGCATGGGCCGTTTGTCCACCATGCGAGCGTCAGTGTGTCGGGCAGATCAGCGCCCTTCTGGTAGCCACTGACTGCGCTCTCTGAGCAAACCACGTAGCCTTTACCCGCATCCATGACCCGCACGCTCACTCCCCATGTGCCGCTGAAGTCCCTGTGAATCTCGCGCTCGACATGCATCAGGATTGGGTCGCCTGCTTTGGTGTCGGCTACGCGCACGGACTGGACATCCATCCACCAGCTTGCAGGCCACATGTGAACGATGGCAAGCACGGTTATCCACAGCACGCTAAGGGCAAATGCGGCCCTGCCGAAAACCACGTCTTTGACTTTTGCAATCATTCCAGCCACGCTTTCAGTGCAGTTTTGATGTGCCCAGATGCGACAACAGTTGCAGAGATGCCAGCCAGCAGAACGATCAACAACTTGAGCGCCTTACCAAGTACAAGCCAGCCGCGATAAGCCTCCAGCACCTCGCGCACCAGCGTCTGCTCATCTGCTGTGAACTGGGGCATAGCCTTAACCAGTTCTTCCAGCTTCTCCACTGCGTTCTGCTGCTCCGTTTTTTCGCTCATCCCTTCGCCTTTCTGATCAACCTCACGTTGTTGATGATCACGGCGACGTAGAGCGCCGTCACGGCCCAAAGCGCTTCGATTGCGAAGCTGTCTTTGTACATCCAGATGCCCACTGCGAACACACCCTTCAGGGTGAGCAGCACGACCAACGGTTCAACCAACTCGAAAAGTTTGGAGAGGATGGGGTTCGCTTCGACCAAGTTGGTGCGCTGAAGGAAATACACCGTTGATGCTGCGTCCAGCACCTGCAAAACAATGATGGCGAGGATGAGGTTTTGCGCTGTCATGGCTTACCCAAACACCGCGCCAGTGGCTGCAAGGGGTGGGGGCACGTAGCCGTACTGTGATTTCCACAGGTCGGCAATGGCTTGACTGCGGCCTGCTATCACTTCAAACGGCGTGTCTTTATTGAACGTCAGGCCCATCGGTGCCACACCGTCACCCCATATTGCGGAGCCATCGGCCAGCACTGACAGCGTGCCGCCAGCCCACGGAATAGATGTGCCGGGCGGCGTGGTAGTCCAGAAGTCAGCCCAGTCTTTGCGCATTTGGTCAAGTGTCATGGTGGTTCCTTGGGTTTGGGTGGTCATGCTGCTTCCAGTGCCGCGAGGCGTGCGTCAATGCCTCGGGCGATGAACAGTGTTAGTTGGTCATACCTGAAGCTGTAACGGTCACCTGCTTTCAGTGTGACTTCGGTCCATGCGTCTTTGGCTTTGATGGCTGGCTGCGCTTCGACTGCTGGCTCGATCACATTACCCTCGTCATCCAGCACTGCGGCTTTGGCTTCGACAGCCTCACGCGCTTCGATGGCTGGATGCTCTTTGGTTTCCTCGCCCCACTTGTCATAACAGATGAAACCGTAAGCAAACGGGTCAATGCCGTGGTGCTCCATGATCTCGATTGCACGCTGCACCGTCATACCGATGTGGTGCCGCGCCTTGTCGCTCTTGGCTTTGACTGAATCGAGGAACTGGTAAACACCAACCTCTTTGCTCAGTGCAATAGCGGCTTGCAGTTCGTCATCAAACAACGAACGAACGGGGGTTTTCTCGCGTGCGTCTGATGTATTGATAGTGCCTGTGCCAGCGTAGACCTGTGACCAGCGATATGACGCTGACCCCATTGTTTGCGTGTTATCGACCCCCGGTGTGACATTCCCTACAGGCGTTAACCAAAGGCGGTCACTGCCGTTATTCCACACAAGCGCATTCCCAGCGGTGTTGTACATGCGCCAGTCTGGGGTGACAAAGCCTTTTGTGATACCCCTGCCGTTTGCGTAAATCTGACCAGCAACCTCTAGGTCTGCGCCAGCGCTCAACGTCATCAGGGTGGTTAGCGCTGTCGCGTTGCCTGCCGCGCCTGCCGCGCCTTTCCAGGTGAACCCAGAGCCGACTTCCATCTTTCCGGCCCAGCCGCCAGCTTTGTTAATGTCAGATGACCCGTTGTTGTAGTAGTTCGCACCGAACGCAAAGCCAATAGCTCCACAGCTTTCAAGCACTCCGCCACCAGCCAATTCAACGCCTTTGCTGCCACCACCCCACCCACTAGGCGCAACGCCCAAGCCGAGGTTGCCCGATGCATCCAGCGTCATCGCCTGCGTGAAGCTGATCGGGTTGCCTGCTGTGCCGCTGGGGGCGGTGTGCCATTTGTGAGCGCCAAAATCTTGCTGATACCGACTAGCACCTAGTCCAGATGTATGATATTTCCAGACATTAGATGCGGAGTTATAGGCGTTGTTGTTGATGTTTAGATCACCGCCAGTTGCGCTGGTGACCCCTGAACCATATTCAAACTGCAAAGTATTTGTTGTTGCTGCAACTGCACTCGGGACAGCGCCCACGCCCACATTCCCACTGGCATCCTTCACAAACTGACCGCTGCCCAGATTGACAACGCCCGTGCCGCCTGTGAGCGTGCCTGTGTAGCTGGGGTTCAGCGGAGACATAGACATCTCCACGACGGTGCCAGAGCCGTCTTTGCTGAATATCTTCTTGTCGGTCAAGTTCAGCGCCAGCTCGCCTGAAACCAGATTGGACGGGGAAGGGGTGGTTGCCGTAGTCGTCGTCGAATACAGCTGAATTGTGGTTTGCCCAGGTTGTGCCATGATTTATTACCCCAGTCGGCTCAGTTTGAAGATTGTGCGCAGGTATTGCGCTGTGATTTCGTCGTAGATGTTCTGCAACACTGGAAGCCCTCGCGTGACGGCTTCCCGGTTCTCAGTCATCCACAGGAGGTCTTCGCGCAGCTTCTCGGTGATGTCCTTGCAGTCCGCGCCGAGCTTACCCAGTTCGCCAAACAACCCTTGATAGGCCTCAGCGTACGCATCCACTAGGTCAGGCAGAGCTTCATAGAACTCACCCAGCGCTTCATGCTTGGCGTAAGAGTCAGTCTTCAGGTGTGCGCAGTGTGTCGCGTCACGCGAGGCGAACGCCGTATTGACTAGTTTTTCAACGCTCAAAATGTACCCCCGGAAATAGTGTCAAGACCCAGAGTGGTCTTCATTGCCGCAGCGGTAGTGTCGTCCAACAGCGTCCTAGCGAACGATGTCAGCCCGGTGACTGAAGCAGTGTCGACCCCGGTGAAGTATGGTAGGGTGTCCGCAGCTGAAGTAACCCCGGCCAGAGCCGTTAGCGTAGCGTCTGAGGTCTGAGCGCCGAGGGTGGTTCTGGCAGTTGCGGCATCAGCATCATCCAGCAGGGTTCTTGCGTAAGCCGTCAACGTTGTAGTGGAAGCCGTGTCAACCCCGGTAAAATAAGGTAGAGCATCTGCTGCAGAGGTAAGACCGGCCAACGCTGTTAGCGTTGCGTCTGACTGCTGTGCATCAAGCGTGGCACGAGCCGTTGCCGCATCAGCATCGTCAAGTACGGTCCTGGCAAAAGCGGTCAGTGTGGTTACCGTAGCGGTGTCGGCGTCAGTGAAGTACGGCAACTTGTCTGCGGCAGTGCTCACCCCGGCCAACGCTGTAAGCGTTGCGTCTAACGGTTGAGCATCAGTAATCCCGTACCCAGTAAGGGTCGTAGGCTTACCGGTGACGTCGCTAAATGCTGGAGTAATGGTTGTCTCTGTGGCAAGCGTCGCGATACCTTTGGAGTTCACCGTCACTACAGCGGCCTTAGTGGCCGAGCCGTAAGTGTTGGCGGTCACGCCGCTAAGGGGGAAGTCGGCGTTTACCAGCGCTCTGAACCCGGTAGCACCGGCTGGGCCGGAAGCCGGACCGGCGTACACCACGTTGGCGTTCTGGTCTGAAATCACCAGAGCAGAACCCCAGGTTGGCGCATCCACACCGCCAGAAACCAGCACCTGACCGGCAACCCCAACGTCGCTCAGAGCCACCCCAACAACGTCGCCATAGGCTATTGAACCAGGCGAGGCAGTTTGCGACTTGCCCGTGCCGCCACGGTTCAACGGCAACACGCCTGTGGCCAAAGTGACGTCCGGCGTGATGTCTACTTCGTTGGCGGTCTCAATGCGGCCTTCAGCATTGACGCCGAACACGGCGGACTTGGTGGCCGAACCGAACGTTCCGGGAGTGGCTCCTGTGTCTGACAGTTCAGTGTCAGAGATACCGCCGGGAGCTACGCTCAAAGTCACGTTAGAACTGAGAGCACCGCCGCCCTGCAAGCCCGTGCCAGCGATAACCTGACGGGAAGTAGGAACGCCTGAAACAGACAGCAGGTCAATAGCTTGCACACGATAGCTCACGCCGCCGTTGTTGACCATGATCCAAGACTGATCAGACGGGGCGGGGTCCACCGGAAGCTGGCTAACGCTAACAGGTATCAAATTTGACGGAACTTGGGCCATTCTGTGTTCTCTCAGTCTATTACGAACAGGAACCGCTGCCCGTCCTCTGATACAATGAATTGAGTGCCGTCTTGCGTTATCAGCCCGGAGGGCTTTGTCGCCACGCTGACATCAGGGCGCACGAACGGCAACACGATTTGGTCTTCAGCGCGCGGGGCGAGCCGGTAGGGGTCGTACTCATCCAGGTCATCCCGGCAAACCATCAACCCCGGCGAGTTGGGGTCCGGGCTCAACTCGGCCAGCTTGAATTTACGCGAGCAGCGGGCGCACAATGCAATCCCGCAAGTGCTTTCGCTGGACGAATCAATGAATCGGCTCATCGCGTGTACGCGCTTATGCGAGGTTGAATGAATGTAGGCGAACCGTCGTTGTCACCATTCCAAGCTTGTGCCAGTGCTATCGCGGCCTTAGCGTCCAGTATCTGTATCAGGTTGACGTCCACAACCGGCGACTCAGCAGCCACCTTAGCGGCCAGACCAGCGACAATGGCCTCGAGCCAGCGCTGAGGCACTTCTACCTCCTGCTGTAGCGAGCCTACGTCCATGATGTGACGATGCCTCCAAACCACCAACTGGGCATGCTCAGCCATATCATTTGGCGCTGGCCACAAGTTCAACAGCGGTTGAGGGCGGTCACGCTGGAACCAGTACGTGGCGGGCCTACCAGCAAACACCTTGTTGCTCTGCGCGACGTAGGTGTCACGGTTCAGCGAGCCGAGCGGTATCTCCTGTGGCGTGTTACCCAGGAACACCTCTGTAGCCAAAATAGGAGCTGATGCGGTCAAACGGAAGCCTAGATGCGGAACCGCTGCTGATATGTCCGTCCAAGTCCACTCCCCAGCGGAAACGCTGGTTTCCTGAGTGCCGACCGTGGTCCAGGTGACGTTGTCATCAGTGACCTGAAAAACCAGCGGAACTGACGTGCCTGACCACTTGACGCCGACCGCACTTACCGTGGAATCAGAATAGTCTCCGCTTGAGAACAGTACGGTGTAGCTAGTGGAAAGGGAAACAGTCTCGCCGGTGACTTCCTGCAGGGTGCGGTAATTGGCGTTCAACACTTCCACAGTGCCGACCGGCAGCTCAACTTCAGGCTGATTCAAGTACATCGGCAGGATGACCCGCTCAATACACCAGCTCGGGGTTTTGACGTTGGCGAGGTCTGAGAGCATCAAGTACAGCGCGTCAAGCGCGTAGCTGTGCATCTCAGCGGTGATGTTTTGCGCGTTCAGACGACACCGCCTGAAGGCGTGATCTACCACCTTCAGGGAGTTAAACGTCGTAGCGCTGATTGTGCCGGATACAGCCATCTTGACCTCAGGAGTTACAAGAATGGCTGCTGCATGAATAGCAAGCCCGGTGATGCGTGAATTATAGCCTCAGCTCAATCCTCAAGCGCGAGGAACTGTCGTAGGTCATTTGCCCACCATGTCTTTGTAAGCCACCCACCGGGCAATCATTGCGTCAGCAAGGGCCAGCTTGTCAGCCACGGATGCGGTTGACTGCTCTTCCCACTCTTCACTGGGCTTTACGTAGAACTCACGCTTTGGTGTGTCGTAACCTGAGAACACACGGCCCTCTGCGTCAACGCTGTAAATTTCGTTTGTATCAATGATCATGCCTTACCCCTTGCAATGAAGATGACATATGCGTTGATGACACCGACGACTGCGCCGATGCAGAAGAAGATCAGTTCGGTCATAGCGTCTGTCCTTGCAAGCTGCCCACGAACCGCCGAATCAGTGCGCGGTCTGCCGCGCTTGGTAGCGTCGGGCAGTAGACGGTGGCTGACATATTCCCTCCGAACGGGATTGCTGTGCCTTGGTACATGCCGATTCGCAGCAACCGTGCGCCGCTCTATGCCATCCCAGTTGTCTGCGCGTCTTGACGGTTTGGAATCCATGCGGTCACTCCATGCTTGATTCCACCGCAACCACCATCACCAACCCCATGCGTGCCATCGTGGTCATTGCAGGTTCGTCGGTCACCGTAACGGCATCCAGAAGCGCCTGAATCACAGCAACGTCAACCTCTGCCTGTGTAGCGATGACATCAGCTTGTCCGGGTGCTGTGTCGCTTGACTCGTTGCCGTCTTCGTCCTTGGTGTAGGTTGTCAGCGGCAGCAGCGCAGCGAAGGTGTCTTCAATCAGTCCAGCTGAGATGTAGTGGGTTGCAGGCTCGGTGCCATCTGCTGACAGCCCGGTTGTCCACATACCTGCACCAGCAGGGCCAGAGATGCCTTCAGCCAACGCACGGGCGAGGTCAACGTGCTCGGCGGGAACGATCATTGTTCGGTTGATCCAGCTCATGGTTTTGTCCTCAGTGCGAATTTCAGGTTGTTGGCGACGATGACGATGTACAGCACGCATAGGCCAGCAAACACCCACGCTGGGGTACTGGCGCGGAATGTCCAGATGGCACCGGCCAATGCAGCCTTGACCAGCAGCACAGTGAACTCGGGGCCGAGCACTGCCATCAGCTTCTTTGCGATTGGGTTCGCTTCTGCACCTTTGCCAGTGCGCAGCACGTAGAGCGTTGTCAGCGCATCAAGTACTTGAAGCACCAGCAGCAGGTAGACGAAGTGCATCAGGTACAGGTCAAGCTGGGGCATGGCTGTTACTCCACGGGGTCAGCAGGTACCTCAACAGGCACCACAGCAGCGGCCAGCGCAGCGGCTTCGGCAGCAGCGTCACGCTTTTGTGCGAGGTGGAAATACAGGCTGTGCAGCATCACATGCACTTCTGTGTACGTGGCTGTCATGCCCAGCGGCGTGCCGTCAAGAGGGTTGACCAGTGGGAATTCCGTGCCAGCGTTTTCGGCGGTGAAGGGTTCTTGAAAACCACCTTGTGGGCGCACGATGGTTTCAGTGCCCAAGTTGATGACTTGCTCTTCCGAGAAATTGATGGCCTTCACTCCGGTCAAGGGGTTGGCGATGGAGATGGAATTGGCCCGTGTGTAAGCAGTGCCTGCGAGAGTGGTTTCTTTGTAGTCAGCCATGGTGATTCCTTTAAGTTAGGTAAGTGCCAGAGTTGCGGTGCGAGTTGTTCCGTCAGAGCCACGGACAGACACACGGAGAGTTGAGTTGTCCACTATGCTGAATGTCAACGTGCCGTTGGTTGAGAGCGTGGCCGCTGTGGTGTTGACGGTTTGAATCAGGTTGCCCGATGCGTCGATGCGGGCGCGTTCGACTCCGTTCACGCCAAAAGCCAATGGCACAGACCCATAGACCATTGCCGTCGTCCCAGCAGCGCCGCCAACAATCGCAGCCGCATCACCGATGGCAGCAATCGTTGTGCCGCCTGTTGCGGCGTATAACGCCCCGCCCTGCCCTGCGCCGCCGCTTGCTCGGATGATGCATGCTCCGGTAGAAGCTGCGTCTATCTTGGTCGTAGGGCTTGCAGTACCAACGCCAAGGCTGCCAGTATCCCGCCCGATCAGCACGTTGCCGTTGGTGAAATCAGCCCCGCCTTCTACGTTAAGTTTACCGAGACCAGAACTGCCAATCCTATTTACAAGTAATTCGCCACTGCTTGTCAGCGTCATCGCCTGCGTAAAGCTGATCGGGTTGCCTGCTGTGCCGGTGGGGGCTGTGTACCACTTGTGCGCACCGTCGCCGTGTTGCTGGTAACTCAGCGCATACGCACCTGAATTTATGTATTTCTGCGATCCGTCGTTGTAGACGTTGGTTGTGAAGTTTGTATACCCACCACCGCCAGCAAAGTACCCACCGTTCGGGAGTTGGAAAGCAGTAAAACCACTCCATGCACTAGGCGTAACGCCCAAGCCAAGGTTGCCCGATGCGTCCTTCACGAACTGCCCACTGCCCAGATTGACCACGCCCGTGCCGCCTGTGAGCGTGCCTGTGTAGCTGGGGTTGGCAGCGGTCAAAAACTGATCAGTGGTGACTTTCTTTGTCACACCACCCTGAACCAGTGGGATTGTTTCTGCGCCCGTCAGTGTGCTTGCTGCGGGAAGTGCTGAGATTTTTGTACTTGCCATGAATTACTCCAGAGTGATGTATGTGCCAGCTTCGGTGGCAAGCTCATCACCAGACTCGGTGATCAGTATGTTGATGGCGCGTTGAACCGCACTCAGCGTGTTAATGGCCGTCAGGCTCAATCCGAATCCAAAGACCATGCAACACCCATGAAGTTGATTAGAAAATAGCTACGAGGTTGCTAGCAGTAGTTCCAGTG